GATTGATCGGGCCCTCGCAGCTCTGGCACCCGAGGCGGTCGCCGTGGTGGAGCGGGCGCTCCGGGCGAAGGGCCGAACGGACCGGACGCAGATTGATACCGCGTGGAAGGTCCTCACCATCGCCGGGCGCGTCGGCGGGGCGGTCGAGGAGGAGGAGGTCGCCGAGCTGGCGAACGTGCTGCGGGTCGTCGGCCCGTGATCGGGCGCGGGCGGAAAATCGCGCCTCGCTCGCTTCGCTCGCTCGGGGCCTGGGACTCCTGGGCGCTTCCCGTTTCGTTGAAGCACCTTGTACGCTCGCTCCGCTCGCTAATGCCATGTCCCCTGTGGCGCTTCCCTGTCGTTGAAGCACCTCTGTACGCTCGCTCCGCTCGCTAAGGGGAAGCACATGGTTCGCTCGCTCCGCTCGCTCTACCTCGCTTCGCTCGGGGCCACGGTGTCGGCCACCCCCCGGAGGCACCCCCCGCCATGTATACCTCCCCTTGCCCCCCAAATAGATGCCACCGTCTGACCCAGGCCCCTTCGTCCCCGCCACAGTGCCGGCCCACCTTCGCCAGAAGACGGCGGAGCTCATCGAGGACCGCGAAGCCTTCGTCCGCATGCTGCGCATCAAGCACAAGCAGCTCGGCAAGTACGTGTCGTTCGTCCCGAACCCGGCCCAGCTGCGGCTGTGGGAGCTCATGGACAAGAGCAACCGGGTGATCGTCATCAAGGCGCGGCAGGTCGGCATCAGCACGGCGGTGCGGGCGTGGCAGTTCCACCGGGCGTACAAGTCGCCCGACCCACAGACCTTCGCGGTGCTCAGCTTCCACGACCGGTCTGCCCGCAACCTGCGCCGCATGGACCGCCGGTGGTTGAAGGAGCTGCCCAAGGTGCTGCACCGGGAGCTCGAAGTGGACTCCTCGGAGGACACGGTCTTCGCCGACACCCACGCAGGGTTCAGCAGCTTCACCACCGGAGGCCGCGGGGGCACGCGGTCGTTCGAGTTCTCGGGCGGCCACCTTACAGAATTTGCATTTTACGTCGATGCGGACGAGACGCTGGCGCAGTCGGACTCGACGGTGGGCGAGGGGCCGCTGGTGGTGGAGAGCACGGTCAACGTGCCGGGCGATGCGTTCCACCGGCTGGTGGAGGGGGCACCGGACAACGGGTGGTCGCTGTTCACGTACTGGTGGTGGCAGCATGAGCCCTACCGGGACGAGTACCTGCCGGACGGGTGGGAGCGGACGGAGGAGGAGGAGGAGCTGGCGGAGCGGTACGGGCTCGATGACCACCAGCTGTCCTGGCGCCGCCGGAAGGTCGCGACCCTCGGCACGCACAAGTTCAAGCGCGAGTACCCGGGCTGCCTTGACGATGCGTTCCTCGCCCGGGAGTCGGTGTACTTCTCGCCGGCGGACCTCGACCAAATCTCGACGGTGTGGTTCGACACCCCGGAGCGCGAGTTCGAGGAGCCGCTGGACGGGGAGCGGTACGTCATGGGCGTCGATACGTCGGCGGGCGTCGGCAAGGACTACAGCGCGGTGTGCGTTGTCTGCCTGTCCACGATGCAGCCGGTGTACATCGAGCGGTCGAACCGCAGGCCGCCACACGAGTGGGCAGCCAGGACGGCGACGATCGCCCAGCGGTACAACGACGCGCTCATCCTGTGCGAGGCCAACAACCACGGCCACGTCGTGCTGCGCGAGTACGACCGGCTCGGCTACAGGAACCTGTGGCTGAACCCGAAGGGCAAGCCCTGGTACACGACGGTCAAGAGCAAGCTCGAAGCCTTCGAGTGCCTGCGGGAGCACATTCAGGAGGGGCTGCTGTTCCAGCTCGACCAGAGCACGCTGCACGAGCTCCGCGGCCTCGAAGTGCGGAAGGTCACACCCGAGGCGCCGCCGGGGCTGAATGACGACCTTGCCATGTCACTCGCGCTCGCGTATCGTTGCGTGCGGAGCGCACCCCTCTCGCATCGGCGCGAGGGGCAGCAGAACAGGGTAGACGCCATCATCGCGCGGCGGCGTGCTGCGCGCATCCGGTCGCAGGCGCTGCCGTGGAGGACCAACACATGACGCTGCAGCTCGTCCCCATCACGCAGCGCGAGGCGTTCGCCTATGTGGAGCGACACCACCGGCATCACCGTCCTCCGCGGGGGTCGATCCTGCAGCTCGCGGTCGCGAAGGACGAGAACATCGTCGGCGTCGCCATTGTCGGGCGCCCGGTGTCAAGGATGCTGCAGGACGGGTGGACAGCCGAGGTCATCCGCGTCGCGACCGACGGCAGCCGCAACGCCTGCAGCAAGCTGTACGGAGCTGCGTGGCGGGCGGTGCGCGCCCTCGGCTACAAGCGGCTCATCACGTACACGCTCCCCGAAGAGGGCGGCGCCAGCCTGCGCGGAGCCGGGTTCCACCTCGTCGGTCAGGCCGGCGGCGGGTCATGGTCCCGCACCGACCGCCCGCGCGTAGACCTGCACCCGCTGCAAATTAAGCTGCGCTGGGAGCGGACAGCTCAGGAGGTTGCATGATTACGCCGAAGATCGCGGAGTCCATCTACCGGGACCACGAACACTACTGGAACCGGCGCCGGCCCGAGATGCGGCGGCTGCGCAACGTGTACCTCATGCGGTATTGGGAGCGGCCCGACAACTACATGGAGCAGCTGCTCATCGAGACGAGCCGCGGCTACGAGCTCATCGAGAGCTACATCGCCAGCCTGTTCGTCCGCGACCCGTCGGTCATCGTCAAGCCCGACCTCCGCGGTCGGGGCGACCCCAACATCACCGAGGGCACGGTCAACGACTGGCTGCTGACGACGCGGCGGGAGATCGAGGACGGGATGCGCCTCGCGCTCATCTACCCGTTCGCGGCGTTCAAGCTCGTCCCATGCGAGGTCAAGGACCCGCTGCAGCGGGTGCAGGTCGCCTGCGTTGCCCCGTGGGACACCATCGTAGATGCGTCGTCTACGACCTGGAACAAGCAGCGGTACGTCGGCCACCGCTACTTCCTGCCGCTGTCCGAGGCGAAGGAGCGGTACGGCAAGCGGAAGTGGGCCAAGCGCAGCTTCCGTCGGTACCTCGACCGCGAGGACCCGGAGCAGGAGAACGTGCCGGCCCGCGAGCGCCAGGGCGACGAGGACCGCGTCGAGGGCGACTTCGTCATGATCGTAGAGCTCTACGACATGGTCAAGGAGCGCATGCTGGTGTGGTCGCCGGACTACGCCAACGGCGAGCGGTTCGTCTACGACGGCATCGAGCTGGAGGTCGGCGGCGCCGAGGACAGCGAGTCCGAGAAGTTCGACGGCATCCCGTACCGCACGGCGTCGGACCGGCCTGTCGTGCCCATCATCCCGGTCTACATGTCGCGGGAGCCCGACGACCCCCTCCGCGGATTCTCGGCGTTGCGCCGGGTCTACGACCAGATTGTAGAGATCAACACCATCCGCACCTTCCAGGCCCAGGGCGTCCGCCGGGCGGCCCGGCAGTGGCTGGTGGTGAAGGGCACGATGGACGAGGAGGCGCAGTCGAAGATCTGCCAGGGCCAGGACGGCGAGTTCATCGAGGTCGAGATTACGCAGGGGCAGACCCTGTCGGGGTCGGTGATGCCGGTGCCGCACAGCCCGGTGCCGCATGAGCTGCAGCTGTACGAGAACCAAGTCGAGGACGACTTCGGGCGCGGCAGCATCATGGCGCCGTTCACGCGGGGCGAGGCGACGAAGGCCACCGCGACGGAGATTACCGCCCTGGCGGCATACTCCGCGTCGGAGATCGGTCGCATGGCCCGGGAGCGGGACGCCGCCATCGCGCAGCTTGCCAGCACCTACTGCGTCATGCTCGCTACGCTGCTCGGCGACGACAGCGAGGTCATCCGCCTCGGCAACGAGGTCCAGGTGCTCACCGCCGACGACCTGACGGGCGAGTTCCGGTTCTACGCGCAGGACAGCGGCTCGACGCCCATGTCCGAGGCGGTCCGCAAGCAGGAGCTGCTGAACCTCGTCGGTGTGCTCACGGAGCTCGGCGCCAACCCGCAGGCGCTGCTGCGGGACATTGTGCGAACCTACGACCTGTCCGAGGACTTCCTGCCCGACCAGCAGCCGGACCCCAACGCCGCCGGCGCCCCGTCTCCTCCTGCAGCCACCCCGGGCGTCGCACCGCCGACCGCCGGTCTGCCGGGCATGGGCCTCGCGCCAGGACAGCTGCCCAGCCCTGAGCAGGTCGGTCAGGTGCTGCCGCCGGGCGGGGTTGTCTGATGCCGCTGTACGAATACCGTTGCCACAATGGGCACAGCCACACCATTCTCCGCAAGTACGTGCAGCGGGACGAGTCGTTCATCTGCTCCTGCGGAGACTCGGTCAAGCGGGTGCCCTCGGCGCCGGCGCGCACCAAGTTCCGGTGGGGTGACACGGAGTGGGACGGTCGCCGGGACCGCGGCCTCGGCGTCACGCTGCGGGACGAGAACCACCGCAAGCAGCTCATGAAGCAGCGCGGGCTGCGAGAGCTCGGCGAGGGCGAGGTCGAGGCAGAGGTCAGCCGCGTCACGTCCGAGCACCAGCAGCACGAACGCGACATGCAGACCTTCGACCGCGTGCTCAACGAAACCGGGAGCGCCGCGACCGCGATGGCGCAGACGTTCCCCGACCCTCCCACCACGGACTGACCCATGGCTATCGACCCCGAACAGGCGCTCGCACAGGGCGCCGCTGCAGCAGGCAACGAGCTGCAGTCCGAAGCGGACGCGCTGCTGCCCGTCGTCAACGGCATGTTCACCGAGACGAGCATCAACGCGCTCATCGACGCCGTCAACCAAGCCCTGGAGGCCACGGGCTTCGAGGGCGAGCTCCCCGAGCACGAGGGCAACGCGACGCAAATCCCCGTCGAGGTCATGCGCGCCATCGCCATGCTCAACGACGCCGCTATGGAGCTGGGCCTGGGCGACCTCGGCATCGAGGTCATCGAGGACGACACCGACCTCGCCATGCTCGCCAGCTCGATCGTGCAGCTGTCGCAGGACCAGGAGTTCATCGCGGCGATGACCGAGCCCGCCATGGACCCCATGGCCGAGCCCATGTCCGCGGCACCGATGACCGCACCCACCGGCATGCCCGCAGGGGGCATGCCCGACGAAGAAGCCCTCATGATGGAGCGTATGTAATGAGCACCCCGGAGCAAGCACCCACCGAAGCGGTGGACACGGCTTCCCCCGAAACCCCCGACCCCGTCGAAGCAGCCACCCCCGAAGATGCGGGACGGCGCGGCGCCGAGCAGGACAAGTACCGGCAGGAGGTGTCCAACCTCCTCGACGCCTACGAGCAGCGGACCGCCGAGCAGGCGCGGGCAGCTCGGCAGGCGAAGGAGGCAGCCAAGCCCGTCGAGGAGCCCCAGGGGCTGCTGGAGGGGGAGAGCTGGGACAGCATCTACGCCAACCAGCCCGAGGACGTGCAGCGCGCCATGGCGTCGCTGCGGGCCAGCTTTACGCGCAAGACGCAGGAGCTCGCCAACGAGCGCCGGCTGTTGAAGGCGCAGAACGAGGCGTTCCGCAACAGCGGCATCATCGATGACCTGCAGAAGGCGGTCGCCAACGCGCCCGAGGAGTTCGACCCGTTCAACCCGGAGCACGTGCAGGCCGCCATCGATGCCCGCGTCGCGCTGCGGTTGAAGGAGGTGCTCGACCCCCTGCAGAAGAGCCACCAGCAGCACGAGGCGCAGGCCCGCTACGAGACGTTCAAGGAGCAGCACCCCGACCTCGTCAACAACGACACCATCAAGCAGGGCGTGTACAAGGCACTGCAGTCCGACCCGAACCTCAAACTGCAGGACGCCTACTGGCGGGTCAAGGGGCAGATGCTCGCCGAGAAGGAGCGGCAGGAGTCCGAGCGCCGCACCGTCCGCCGTCGAGCTGCCCAGCGCGCCGCCAAGCTGACGGGCGAGGGCCGGCGCCCCGGGGTCGAGGTCGTGGATGACGACCTGCGCGGCAAGGATGCGTGGACCATCTATCAAGCCTTGAAATCGCGTCAGCCATGAGGTAGGGTGTCCACGACGAGTAGACCCCGCCAGGGATACGCTGCTCGTCGGCATCCGGTAGCGGACACGCCGAGCAGTTCTACAACCAACAAGACTCCTCGGAGAGACGATGGCTCCGGTCACCAGCGGTGTGCAGAACGACGTTCTCGCCACCACCCTGCGCATCTTGCGCGACAAGTTCGTGGACAACACGTTCCGCGTCATTCCCCTGTTCGCTGCGGCGGACGCCCTCGGCAACGTGCAGGAGGTCGATGGCGGTTCGTACATCGACAGCCCGGTCATCCTGACCGACCACAGCACGATCACCCAGCACTCCAACGGGTACGAGGCGATCAACTACGCCGTCAAGGACCCGTTCCGCACGGCGACCTACAGCTGGTGCGACGCCACCGCGCCGGTGGTGCTGACCCGCAAGGAGAAGCTGTCCAACAAGGGTGAGCGGGCTCAGGTCCGCATCATCGAAGGTCGCATGAAGCAGACCATGGGCATGTACAAGCGGGAGATCACCAAGCAGATCATCGCTGGTAGCAGCGCCATCCTGTCGGACCTGCAGTCGCTCAACGGCATCGACGCCGCCACCGGCTGGTTCGAGGAGGGTGCCTTCGGCACCCAGGGCAACATCGTCGGCGGCATCAACAAGGGCGACTTCACGACCTCCTGGCAGAACCAAGTTCAGGACGGCAGCTTCTCCGGCAACGGCTTGGCGAAGATGCAGCAGCTGCTCATCGACTGCCAGCAGTTCGCTCCCGAGGGCGACGTGGATCTGATCCTCGCCAGCCCCATCAGCTACGGCCTGTACAAGGACCAGCTGCAGCAGCTGGAGCGGTACGTGTCTGCCTCCGAGCAGCGCGACATGGCGGGCCGCCTCGCCCTCGCGTTCAACGGCGCGCAGATGTACATCGAGCCGAACCTGGGCTTCACCGGCTCCGGCGGCACGCAGATGAGCATGTACTTCCTCAACAGCTCGCTGTTCGACATCTACTTCGATCGGGACGCAAAGTTCGAGGTCGAGCCCATGGAGAAGCTGCCCGGCTTCGCCGCCTTCGGCTCCGACATCGCGCTGCGCATGCAGGTCTGCACGCAGAACCTGTCCGGTCACGGCATCCTCGTCAACGCGGAGTCCTGACATGGCAACCAGCACCCTCCTCCAGTGCCTCAACGAGGGCTCCGAGTTCGGCGTCGAGGCTTCCAACCGGTCCCGGTTCGAGACGTTCATCGCCAGCGAGACTGTCGCTGCCGAGGACACCGTCTCGCTCGACCTGTCCAAGACCGACGTGGGCGACAAGGCCATCTTCATCAAGAAGGCCGGCACCGGCGACACCGCCACCATGGTGCCCGTGGGCGTCGTGGTCCGGTCCGCGGAGTCTGACGGCTCCCTCGGCGCCGGGTCGCGCGTGCTCGTCTGCACCCGCGGGCTGGTGGACGCCAAGGTCACCGGCACGGTTGCCCAGGGCGATACCCTGGCGATGACGGCTACCGACGGCCAGCTCGACAACGCCGTCGCCGCGACCGACAAGGTCGTTGCGATTGCTGCTGCTGCTCGCACCGGCGCCGGCACCGTCAAGGTGTACGTCTGCAACCTGCTCTGATCGAGCACCTTCCACGCACCCCGCTTCGGCCCCGCCGGGGCGGGGTGTTGTCGTAGGGGAGTCCCATGCCGAGAACCGACCTCAAAGGGCTGCGCGAGTTCGTCGCCAACGTCCTCGACTACGACCCCAATAACGACACCTACCGTCGTCAGATCGACCGGCTGCTCAACGAGCACGACCGGCAAATCTGCACGGCGAAGCCGTACACGTTCATCAACAAGGTGTCCGACGTCCTCGCCTACAAGGACGTCGCCGCCAGCTCCCTGAGCATCACCCAGGGCGACAAGCAGCTGGACAGCGGGACCAGCCTCTTCGAGGAGTGGATGGTCAACCAGGAAGTCGTCATCAACGGCTACACCTACGTCATCGCCATCGTTGACAGCGCCACCCGCGTCTACCTGCAGACCGAGTTTGCGCAGGCCACCGTCGCTGGTGTCGAGGGCACCATCATCAACCGCTACCTCGACATGCCCGCCGACTGCACCAGCGTGTCGTCTATCGCGCGCCGGTCCGGCAACGCATCCGAGGACCCGGGCATGCTGCCCCCGCTCACCCGCTTCGAGGACGAGTGGGAGAACCTGCCCATGGACGAGACGGGGCTGCCCACCGTCTACATTCCCTACGACGCAGCCTACATCGCGGGGCCGCGCAAGGCGTTCAGCCTCACCACCGCGGCGACCTCCGGCGCAGGCACGCGGACCATCGAGATTGCAGCGACGTTCATCCGCGGAGGCCGCGAGAGCACGCACGGCGAGATCGAGAAGATCACGCTCACCGACACGCAGAACCTTGTGCTGTCGCCGTTCACCAACCCGTTGGAGACGGGGCTGCGCAAGCGGTACTACTTCCGCTGCCCCGAGCTGGGCTACCAGGAGTTCCGGCTCCTCGATGACCCCGCCAACCCCGGCGAGGTCATGGACCTTGCGCCCAACGACTCCGCAAGCCGCACGTTCACGACGCTGACCCAGGGCAACCTGGAGACTGCGGAGGCGTTCTACCGGCAGGAGCGCATGCAGGGCGCGGAGGGGTTCATCCAGCGCGTGCGCCTCTACCCCCGGCAGGGCAGCGACTACACGTTTACGGTGCGCTACCTGCAGAACCACCGGCCCATGGTGGAGGACGGGGACGCCTCGTCCATCCCGCCTGAGCTGCGTATGGTCGTCGCCTACAGCGCGCTCGCCGATATCTTCATGAAGCACGACAACCCCGTGCAGTCCGAGCTCTACGCCCGTCGGGCCGAAGGCATGCTGCTGCAGATGGACCGTCGCTACCTGACGCAGAAGTCGGCCCGCATTGTGAAGGGCGGCTGGATGGACGGCACCCGAGGGCGCGTCGTGCGTCGAGCGACCCTGGTGCATTCATGAAGGGCGAGACGGTACAGGTGCGTCAGCTGGGGCTGATGCAGACCGACCGTCCCCAGCGTCCCGAGTCGGCCACGCTTGTGGACAACTGGCGGGTGGACCCCCGCACCAAGGGTCTGACGTCGCGCATCGGCTACGAGAAGTACCGCGTCGGGGCGAGCTCACAGTGGGCACCGTTCACCAACCTGGGCCGGGTGGACAGCCTGTTCGTCCACCAGCAATCCGCGGGCGGCGCCCGGCAGAGCATCCTGTTCGAGGCCGACGGTTCGCTGTACCTGTACTACGAGGTCGGCGGAGCCAACGAGCTCGTCAAGCTCGCCGAGCGCACCATCCCCACCGCGACGCAGTCGGCCTCGCAGTACGCCACCTTCGGCGACCGGGTCATCGTCACCAACGGCGAGGACGCACCCCTGGTCATCCGTCCCTGGCCGCTGCCCCGGGCGGCGTCCATCACCGACGCCATGCGCGCCTCGATCGTGCGGCCCCTCGGCTTCTACGGAAGGCCGGCAGCACCGCAGACGCTGAAGGTCGCCACCATCGACGCCAGCTCCGGTGGGGAGTCCACCGCGTTCTACACCGGGGCGAGCACCACCAACTGGTACCCCGCGCATCCGCTCTCCATCAACTTCCCCAGCGCCTTCGGCATGGGGCTGCACATCGGCGGCACCGACGGAGCGACCAACGACTTCGAGTTCCGCGTCAGCTTCATCAACGACACCGGCTCCGAGAGCCCGCTCAGCCTGCCTGCCGAGGTCACTTGGGAGATCCCGGCCGGCCACAAGGGGTACCGCTACGCGCCCACCATCCGCATCCCCATCGGCCCTCCGGGTACCCGAGCGCGCCGCATCTACGCGACGACCAACGAGGGCTCCGAGTTCTTCTTTGTCGCCGACGTCCGCAACAACGTCGAGCAGCTGTTCCACGCCTTTCGCCGGTCGGCCAGCTTCTCGACCGCGGCGCCGTCCATCATCGACAGCGTGCCCTTCCCCGCTCCCAAGGCGCGGTGCTGCGCGGTCTACAAGGACTGCCTGTTCCTCGACGGCGGCGTCGAGCAGGGGGCGGTCCTGTTCTTCTCTCGCCCAGGGCTGATCGACCAGTACAGCGCCGCGGACTACATCACCCTGACGTCGGGCGGCGGCGCGGTCACGGGCATGTACGCCTACTACAACAACCTCGTCGTGTTCCGCGAGAACAGCATCGACGTGCTGACCGGCGCCTACCCCAACTTCACGGTGCAGACTGTCACCAAGCAGGTCGTGTGCAGGTCCCCGTCGAGCATCGAGGCAGTTCCCGGGCTGGGGCTGGTGTTCCTGGCGCAGGACGGCGTCTACCGGCTGTCGGGGGGCCTCGACGGCGGCTCCATCCTGCAGGTCGAGAACATCGGCAACGAAGTGCAGGACGAGCTGGAGCGCATGACCAGCACCTGCACAGCGCGGGCGGTCGGTCGCTACTCCCCCACCGAGCGCGCCTACCACCTGTACCTCGCGGTGGACGGCAACGACCGCCCCAACCTGGGGCTGGTCTACGCCATCGACAAGGGTGGGTGGTCGATCCGCACTGGCTTCCCGGTCGGCTGCATCGACCGCACGTACAACGGGGAGCTCATCTTCGGCCACCACACCGGCGGCACGGGCAACGAGGCCGGGCTGTTCGTCGTGAGCTCCGCGAGGCGCATGGGGTCGGAGCTGGACGGCGACGTGTTCACCGCCAAGCCGGCCTGCACGTCGGTGTACGAGAGCGCGTGGCACGACTTCGGCGACGCCCAGGTCAAGAAGCAGCCGCAGTACGTCACCCTGTGGGCCTACACCACGGGCACGGTGTCGTTGAAGTTCAGCTTCTACAAGGACTACGAGTACACCGCGGTCCACACCGACAAGCGGTACGTCGCGCAGAGCCCCGACCAAGCAGAGCAGCCCGTCTACGACGAGGCGACCCTCGGCACCGATGCGTGGCAGGATGCGCGGCTGGTGCCCATCCGGGTGGCCTGCGCGATGCAGTCGTGCTCCTGGTTCAAGTTCCGGCTCGAAACCAGCGATGACGTCCTGTTCGTAGGCTACGAGGTAGAGTACAAGGCACGCGGTACGCAGGTCATCGCAGGGAGGCTTGGGTGAAGGAGTGGACGCGCCATGAGGCCCGGTCGAAGCAGACGACCGAGGCGCAGGGGTTCAACGACCAGCACCGGTCGTTCCGCTCGCAGATCGCCGGCCTCGACCGTGCGCAGTACCCGCAGGACTGCCTGACCGACGCGATGATTAAGACCAACGCCATGCACAAGGTGTGGGTCTTTGCCCCGTGGAACACCGGCGTCACTGGCGCCCGAGGGGAGCAGACCGTCATCCGAGCGGACACCAGCGTCACCAAGGCCGAGCAGTTCCGCGGCGTCACCTACCAGGAGTTCGGGAGCGGGTGGCTGACGGCGTTTGAGACGACCCTTGACGGGCACAAGGGGGGCAGCCTGCTGGTGGAGTGGGGCGGCAACGTCGCCATCCAGGGGTTCTACGCATGGACGAAGAACACCAACTACGCGACGTCCGCGAGCACCGAGGGTGTGCCCAACGAGCAGTTCATGGGGCTGCGCATCCTGCTCAACGGTAACGTCATCGCCGACCGCATCGGTCCAGCCAAGCCCCAGGACAGCTTTGTCATCACCGGTGAGCAGCAGGTACCGTCGGGCGACGTCGTGTTGACGTGCCAGTTCCAGCCCCGAGCTGCAGGGCCGGACGACCCGGTCGAGGACTCCGCTACCAACGACCACCTGTTGCAGGCCCACATGTGGGGCAACCGGGTCTTCTGCATCGGGAGGTGGCGATGAGCCGCATCGACCGTTCCCGCGTCGTCGCCGGCGACAGCATCGACGCGACGGAGCTCAACGACACCTACGACGACTACACGCAGACCGCGGCCCTCGACGGGGACAACACCCGCGAGCAGGCGTTCGACCTGCCGCACTTCACCAACGTCAGCATCGTCAAGGACACCGGCACCGCGCTGCTGGGCAACGTCGGCCTGTCGCACACCGGGACGACCACGTCGGTCGCCAGCTCGACCTCGACCCCGGTGCTGCACCCCGTGCAGAACAACGCGGGCACCGAGACGTTCCTCGACTTCTCCTCCGACCCGTGGGTCATCGAGAACACCGATGTGCTGCGGGTGTGGTGGAACCTGTCGGTGCTGACGGAGTACACCGGCTCGCCCTGGGACGGGCTGCTCGCCAGGGGGCGCTACACCATCCCCAACACCACCGGCGGCACGCAGGTGCTGACCGACGGGATGCACTGTTGGCTCGCCTACCTGGAGTGGGACATCACCAGCGCCGCGCTGACCAACTTCGAGCCCGTGACCGATCAGTCGGCGCCCACCAACACCATCGACGGCAACACCGGGCAGTTCGTCTCGGACATGAACGCTTCGAGCATCATCAGCCCGTGGATGGTTCACAGCTTCGCCTTTGCCACCGAGGGCAAGATGGGCAACGCGGGCAGCGGAATCAGCCACGGCTGGCATGCTGCCCAGGGCATGTGGTGCAACGCCCCTGCGACGCAGACGACGGTGTACGCCATCCGGCTGGTCATCACCGGGCTGCTCCACCCCGCTCATGAATCCACCGGCAACAACCGCAACGCCCTAATCTACGACTACAACGTCGCCGCTACCTTGAAGTACCTGGGCGGTCGGCTCTCCGCGCTGCAGATGACCAAGGGCTGACCATGTCGTACTCGCCACCCAACAACTTCGCCAACGGCACGCCGCTCACCGCCAGTGCGGTCAAGGGCAACGACGACGCCTTGGTGCTGTACCTGCATGAGGGCGTGGACGCCGGCGACCTGAAAGCCACGGCGTGGGTCGATACCCAGCACATCCAGGCGCCGCAGAACGAGCCGCTGACGGGCGTGCAGCACGGCATCACCGGCTACCAGGGCTCACAGTGGGATGGGGGTCGGCTGGTCCGTTGCCAGTTTGGGACCGCGTTCCTGACGGCGAAGCGGTACGGGGCATCGACTGCAAATTGGGAGGTCGTGCCGCAGACGACCTTCGGGCTGGACCTCCGCAAGCAGGCCACCGTGGTGTTCCATTGGTGGATGGAGAGCATGAACGGGCCCGACGACGGCGAGCGGAGCCAGGGGGCTGATGCCTACATGTGGGTGACGGAGTACAGGAGCGGCGGTCTGCTGTCGGGCACCAACGTGAAATCCGTGACGAACACCCACGCCATGGAGGTCATCAACAACTACCCCGGCTGGCAGGCCGACAACCCGCCTGCGGGTGCGCGCTACCCCTACTCCATCCTGGGCTACGGGAACATGGCGGGCACCAAGGTTTTCGGCGCCACCGACTATCTGGCCGTGGGCCTCGCACACCTGTCCACCATTGACCGGTCTGCTATCGTCAACTGGGGTGTGAGCCTCGAAGTGTACTACTTGTAGGGAGCCACGATGCCTCTGCCTCTTGTCGCCATCCCCCTCGCCGCAGCCGGCACGCAGCTGGTCAAGGGCATCGCGCAGTTTGCGGGCGACCGCGCTCAGGCTGCGGGCATGATGCCCGACGAGTACAAGCGTCAGCTCGAAGACCTCAACCGCCGACGGGCTGCTGGTCAGATGGGGTTGCTGGAGTCCGAGCGGTCCCAGCTGGAACAGGAGGCGCAGATGCGCCGCGGCGCCGTTATGGCGGATGCGCAGCAGCGACAGCTCCAGGCTGCGCAGATGGCGTCGGGCCAGCGGGCAGGCACGGGTCGCGACCTGTTCCTCGCGGAGCTGGGCACGCAGCAGATGCAGGCGCAGATGCAGGAACAGCAGGCCCGCGAGATCGCACAGATCGACCGCGCTGAGCGCATCAAGAACGAGCAGCTGGCGATGGAGCTAGCGCAGCGTCAGGCCAGCGCGGAAGCTGCACGGCGCCAAGCGGGCGCACGGCTGGTGGGCAACATTGTCGGCGCCGGCGCACAGGCAGGGCTGGGCATCGCAGGGGTGCAGGCGTTCCAGAACGCCGAGCAGGCGCTGCTCGCCGCAACCGCAGGCAGCGAGGCCGCGCGCACCGCACAGCGTCAGCTTGCCGGCGCACAGGCAGCGATGGGCATGGCTGCGGCGCTGGGCGGCACGCCGATGCCGGTGCCCATGACCACCGCGCAGCCCCAGGCTGTGCCCGCTGGCGACACCCGTAGCTTGGCGGAGCTCGAAGCGTTCGAGCAGCAGGAGCGGGCACGACGCGCAGCTACGGTTCCCCCCTACTACGGTACGATGTGATGCCTCTGCCACAGCCCATCTACCCGTCGTTCCGCCCGCTGCAGTTCGCGGACAACGACACGACCATCAACCGCGCGCTCGAAATCTACGCGAAGTACAACCCCGCGGCGATGCAGCAGCGGCTGTACCAGACCATGTTGGAGGACGAGCAGTTCCAGCGGTCCGAGGCGCAGAAGCGCATCGCCATGCTGGAGCAGGAGCGGGCACGCCAGCTCCAGAACCTGTCGCGCTTCCGCGAGACGGGCCTCGGCCCCTCCGGTCGTGCAGGCGGTGCTGGGGGCACGCGGCGTGCAGCAGGCCGGGGCGGGGCTGCCGGTGTCCGAGGCGATCTGGCTGAGCTCGCGGGCGTCGAGGTCCGACGCAACATCGCGAGCAGCGAGAACACCACCGAGGCCATGCAGGCTGTCGACCGCCAGTACCTGCAGCTACCCGGCGGGTACGGGCAGTTCCTGCGCGAGTTCGAGGCGCAGGTCGTAGACAAGGCGCGACGAGGCGGCGGAACAGTCCCAACGGCATCGGTCGTGGAGTTCCTGACCGAGGGAGCGTCTGCCGACAACCTGCGCAGGTTGTCGGAGGGCGTGCAGCCAGATCCGGTGCGGAACAGGGTGCTGGCCTCACAGCTGTACGGGCGGCTGCTTGCCAACTTCCCCAGCTTCTTTCGGAAGGACGCGAGCGGTAAGGTCAACCAGCAGGGACTGCAGCTCGCCTTCACCATCGACCGGGCGGTCGGGTCGGAGGGCTTCCTGTTGCAGTCGCTGCTCGCCGACAAGAGCCCGTTCCTCCGACTCGATGAGGAGCGCCAAGCCAAGTACGCGGGCATCGAGGGCATCGGGCCGGACTTCTTCGAGAGGACTGCACGGAAGCTCGTCCTCGACGCGGATGGCGACGGGACGGTGACGCCCGAGGAGCAGTCGCGGTTCGATGAGGAGATGGAACGGCGCAAGGCGCTGGGAATCTCCGAGCCCCTGAGCGTGGAGGAGCAGGCGTTCCTGGGCCGGTACGTTGACGCCCTGCGGGACGACGGCGTGGCGACGCGAGAGGAGCTGGGCGACGACTACGACCAAGCCCTCGCCGCCTACCAGAAGGGGGCGCTCGCCGAGAGGCTTCCACGTGGAACGTCCGCGTTCTACGACGAGGGCTACCTCCGCAGCCTGGGTCGGCTGTCCGAGATCGACACCGAGCTGGGCGAGCTCTCAGGGCGCCTGGAAGGCTCGCCAGCGGCTCGCGCAGCCCAGCGCACCCTGGGGCTCCCGCGCGTCCCCCAGGAGGCTTTGGAGGCGGCTGCGGCTGTCAATCCCATGGCGGCAGAGGTACTGCCCTACGCGCTAAAGCGGGTGAGCGATGGGGCAGGGCAGATCGTGCCGCAGAGCCGGCCCGAGCGGTTCGCGCAGGACTTCATCGAAGCCACCCAGGGCCCGCGGGACTTCAACGCCATCGTCCGTGCGGTGAACAAGCGGTACCCCAACGACCCCGTCGCCCGACGCGACGCCCTCGCCTACTACGGTGCCTACCACTACGACGCCGACACCAAGCGCACGACGCTGAGCACCGGCATGCAGGCCCTCGACTTCGACCAAGTGGCCGACGAGGCCGCGGCGTTCCAAGATGAGGTTGCGGGCGAGCGGGCTGCGGTCACGCAGGCGTTGCCAGAAGCCCCGCAGCTCGCCGCGCCGCCCGACATGACGGGGCTGACCACCGCGTCTGCATTCCCAACGACGCCGCCGGTCACCTACGACCCGTATGTCCCGACTCCGCTTCCCGACGCTCCCCTCGCTGGGGCTGCCGCTACGCTGTCGCCAGGGGTGGCAGTCAACGTGCCCTTCACCGATGCGGCGACGCAGGCAGCCCTGCAACAGCGGGCAGCTCAGGCAACGGGCTTCGGCGCGGTGCCCCCGTACCTCCAGCTGCCGCAAGACCAGCGGCTGCCGCCTGCGTTCGACGCTGACGCAATGTTCCGGCAGGCGCTGTTTGAACGGGGCGTCTACTAACGGTAGGGTGACGCATGACTCCCGCAGAATACCTGGAGCTCGCTGAACAAGCCGAGGCCGCGGGCAACGGTTTGGCGGCGCAGTACATGCGCGATAAGGCAGCCCAGGCTGCGTCGCAGCCGGTGGGCGGCAGAGTCCCTGCTGCTGCTCCCGACCAGCCGCCTGCTGGTCCCCGTGCCGATGACTCTCCCTTCGTCGGCATGACGACGAGCCAGATCGATGAGGCTCGACAAGCGGCGCAGCCACCCCTTCCCACGCCCCCTGCTCAGCCCGTTTCCGTGTCCTTGGGCGAAGCTGAGCAGGGGGCGCCCTCTATGCTCCGCATGGAGGACCCGCCGCAGATCGCGGACACGCCCAGCGCCTCGCGCGCCTACGTCACCCCGAAGGTCATCTACGATGACGCGCCGCCCATCATGGGTCGGCAGCGTGACGTCGCCGACGAGCAGCGCCGGCTGGTCGAAGAGCTCGATGAGACGCAGCGCGCCATCACCGACATGCTGGTGCTGGAGGAGGGCTACGGCCTCGCTGCCGCGAAGCGCATCGCTGCCGACCGTGTGAACCGCATCCGCCGCATGCGGATGGACCCCGAGGGGCAGGCCACCACCACCGGTGAGGGTGGCTTCCTCGACTTCCTGCCGATGTTCCGCGAGACGCGCGAGCGTGTCGTCGCCCGTCCGTCGCCAGAGGACCCAGCGGTCACGGAGTACGTGACCATGTTGCGGGATCCGACGACGGGTCAGCTCCGCGAAATGACGCCGACCGACGCGGTTGTCGAAGCGTTCGCGCGGCGCCGCATCCTCGACCCCGCCATGGCCGAGGAGTCCCGCGCGGTGCGGCGGGTCGAGCGCACCGAGGCAGCCAGGGCTGCGGGCAGCATGCTCTACCGTCCCGAGTACGAGCAGCAGTTCCAGCGGGAGATTGTCGAGGAGACGGACCCGACCTTCTCCCAGGTGCTGACCGCAGTAGACCCCGAGACGGGCGCCGTCATCGAGACGCCCCTCGGCGCCACCATGCGGGCCATCCCTGCCATCGTGTCCACCACGTTGAACACGGCGGTGATGGACCTGCTGCCCCTCACCTTCGAGGAGGACCCTGAGACGGGCGAGCCCCTGGACCCCACCGACGCAGCCTACCGAGCGCACAAGCTGTTGAAGGACGGGCTGGTGTTCGCGGGCAAGACCGAGGAGGAGGCGCGCGACATTCTCACGGGCACCATCGGCGGTGCCAACTACCGTCCGTCGGGTACTGCCGTCGATGCGTTCGCCGGCATCCCTGTGCCCTTCCAGCCCGTGCAGCGTCAGCAGCCCTCGCACTTCGACCCCGAGGGGCGGCGGGTCGCGTCGGCCAGCGGCAACTTCCTCATGGACGTGGCAACGAACCTCGCCCGGGGACGGTCGGCTGGCGACGAGCTGTACAGCTTCCCCGGTTTCCGCGAGGAGTTTCAAGAGACTGCCCAGGGCATGTACCTCGCCAACCCGGAGTACGACGCCGTCAGGACCGATGGCGACGCGCAGCTCATGACCTACTCCGTCGCGACCGCGCCCTACTGGATGGGTGTGGCGGGCGAAATGGTGTACGGGCTGGGGCCGCTCGCGCTGTTCAAGGGCACCGGGCGCATCGCCGCACAGACGGTCCGAGCCGGCGGACGGGCAGCACGCACCAGGGCTGGACTGGCTGCGGAGCGCGCAGCAGCAGACGCGGCGACCCTGGCACGGGTAGACCCTGGTGCAGCGGTCGTTGCGATGGGCAAGGAGGCCGCGGCCCGAGGGGTCGAGAAGGCAGCCCGAGGGGTCGAGAAGGCAGCCACCGTTGCGCTCAACCCGGTCGAGTCTGCCAAGCGTGCGCAGACCATCCGCGCTGCGCAAGACCTCGCGGAGGGCAAGGTCGGCGACGAGTTCGACATTCTCATGGACCGGCACAGCGTGCGGCGGGTCACGGGCGAGAAGGTCGCCGAGGAAATCATCACGCCCTACATCATCCAGGGCAAGCTGAACACCGGGCAGCTGGTCGATGCCGGGGACCTCCGACAGCTGGCCGGTTCGAGCAACAGCGCCAAGCTGCTGTTGAAGCGGGCGGGCATCGACCGGCTGACGGACAACACCACCCTCGACTCGAAGCACATGCGCGACCTCCGCAACGCCGTGCATGAGTGGACCGCGTCTGCCTACGGTGCGCAGCTGCGCGCCATCGTAGACAACGACCGGCTGAGCGAGATTCAGCAGGCCCGGCAGATCCTCGCGTTGACCGACGAGCTGGGCATCCCGCGCAAGATTACCGATGAGCTGTGGGAGCTCGACGGGATCTCGAAGGGCAACCAAGTGTCGTGGGGACGCAGCACGGATGAGCTGGTCGATGCGCTGCTGCGCAAGACTGGCGAGGGTGCGCTGCCTGCCCGCCCGACGAGCCCTGTGCTGCAGAGCATCCATGAGCTGGGCACGCAGATCGCAAAGGCGGGTACCAGCACCAAGCCGAGCAAGCTGCGGGGGCCGCTCGCCCGTCAGCTGAGCCGGCGCCTGGGCCGCTTGGACCTCGCCCGGTTCGAGCTCGACATGCTGACCGACGAGGTCGCAGCAGCAGCCCGAGGGGCAGCTGGTCGCGCAGTCGAGGCGACCCTGGAGAACGTCATCCCCGACGACCTTGTCTTCGCGACGCGGTCGTTGATGGTGCCCCGCCGACTGCTCACCCGTGACGTGTACGACGAGGTCAAGGACACCGTGCTGTCCATGCCGGTGACGCCTGTGGCTGGGCCCGTCGTGGACGGGATGCCCACCGCATCGTTCCGGTACGAGCGGCCCGCCGAGACGGTAGACGCCCTCCGCACAGCTCTCGGTGACTCTGCCATCGCGCGGTCAAAGGTGCTCACCGATGGCATCGACCGCATCAAGGCCGGCAAGCCGGTCACCGCGCAGCAGTACGACCTGTTCACCGATGCTCTGCAGACCGAGGCGTTCCGCACCGCGGTGGGTCGCGAGGCAGTCGAGGCGGTGTTCGCCGGGCGACAGGTCGAGCGGGCAGGCATCGAGGGCGTGGGGCGCGGGTTCGAGACCGACCCTGCCCAGCGTGTCGCGCGTCGAGGGCTGTGGAACTTCCTGTCCGAGGACATTCCGACGGTGGCCCGCGAGGGCGGGCAGCAGGTAGCTGCGGGTGTGCAGCGTGCGTTGAAGGCTGTGGGCCGACAGCCTGGAGTGAAGGCGCCGCGCCAGTTCCCACCGCAGACCCCTGCCCCGCTGGCCGACGCCATCCGTCAGGTGGACGAGCTCAAGGGTGTGGTGGCCGACAACTTCGCCAAGGACCTGCGGGACCTGACCACCAAGCTGGGCGACGGGCAGCAGGCCCTCAACATCGAGGTCAACAAGCGGGTCGCGCGGTCGTTGGATGACGCGCTGCGGGCGGTGAACACCGAGGTCCGGCGGCTCATGGATGAGCGCGGCATGGCCGAGCTCGAAGCGTTCTACCTCGCCGGCTATCAGTCAAGGCGGGGCCAAGACCTGTCAGGGTTGGGCGAAACGGCGCGCAAGAAGCTGACGGCAGAGATCAAGCAGCGCATCCAGAACCAAGCGCTGACCGACATTATGCGGACGGAATGGCAGTCGCTTCTGCGCCAGTTCTTCGGCGGGGCTGCCTACGACGTCAACGTGCATGCGCGGCTGTCGGACTACATTCTGAAGCCCGGTGTGCCCATCAACAGCTTCACGTTGGAGAACCCCGCCAACTACCGGGCGTTGACCACGGCCAACGTCCGCGAGGTCTTGCGGCTCATCCGCGAGCAGGCGCCTGACCTGCGCAACGCTGGCCTGCGGCGCCGAGGGTACGACGCCATCTTCGAGCTCATGACGGGCTGGGCAATCGGCCAGGACTCTGCCCGGGCGGCACAGCGGGTGCTCGCCGACCTCCGCGACACCCACCCCGAGATGTTCACCGAGCTGGTACCGACCCTCGCCCAGGCGCCGTTGCGTCAGCAGAACGAGGCGACGGCACTTGTGCGCGCACGCGGCGGCATGCTCCGCGGCATGCAGCGGGTCGGTGACCGGGCAGCGGGTCGGCGCCCCAGCTTCGACAAGATCGCATCGACGGACGCCTACCGTGCGTTCACGATGCCCGAGTACGGACCGAACGCCGTGGGTCGCGCCGGCCTCATCAACCTGCGCAACCGAGGGCGGTTCATCGACACCCTCGACCAAGCCACGTACAACTTCGCGCTGCGCCTCGACGCGAAGGCGCGGCAGGATTTGGTGCAGCAGGCGTTCCAGCGCATGGTGGGGCAGGGCACCGCGTCGATCGAGCCGACCGACTTTGTCTCCGCGCTCGATGACCCGCTGCTCCAGAGCCTGTTTTTCACCAAGGGTGAAGTGACGCAGCGCATCAAGCGGACCATCAGCGACATGGACAACGAGGTCCGTGTGTGGTCCGCTCGCAACAACAAGAAGGTGGACTTCGCCGACAAGGCGACCTTCGCACAGCGGGTCGCACAGGTCTTCCCCGACGAGGCCGACGCCACGTTCTACACCGTGCTCGCCGGCAACCGTTCAATGGGGGCCAAGACCGAGGACATTGTCGGCGGCATCCGCGACGGGCTCATCCGCGAGGCGTGGGGCACGTTCATCGGTCCTGCGTTGCAGGAGCTCTCGAACAACGCCAGGGCCATGGGCTTCCTCCCGTCGAACATCGAGGCGAGCATGGCAAACGCCGTCGCCCAGGCGGCGGACCTCGACCCCACCAACCCTGCCATCCAGCTGCTGGGCAAGGACTTCGCCAAGGCGGTCGGTGAGCTGCACAACGCAGCCAGCGATGGGCGGCTCGCGAGCAACCTGGAGTCGTTGCGCAAGGGCGACCTGCTGCGCACCGCAATCCGCGGAGGGACGGTCAAGGAGCGCTCTGCTGCAGCAGCGGAGCTGGTCATGAGCACCGTGCTGGGCGCGTGGTCTACCTCGCGCACGATAGCGGCTACGGGGCTCCTCGGCGCCGGCGTGTACATCACCACGGTGGGCGAGCTGCCCATCCCCATCCCTGCGCCGAACACGCGCTACATCGGGATGAACCTCATCACCGCACCCATCATCGCGCTGACGACGGTGGGCGGATACAACGCCGTGCGGGCCATGCGAGGGGTGGGCGTCCGGCGCGAGGGGGCAGACGTGCTGGCGCAGCTGGGCAGCATGTTCAACCGGCCCCTGGTCAACGCGGTGTCCGAGGTCCCACCGGAGACGGTGGTGTTCACGTCGAAGACCGGCAAGGTCTGGACGAAGGCCGAGCTCGACCGGGCCATGCGCCGCAACAACATCCTCATCACCCGCGGCTCCATCGAGTACAACGACGCCTTCCTCGCCGACCTCCGACGGGACACCAAGGTGCTGTCGGACGCGCTGCCCGCGGGCAAGTTCCGGCAGTTCGCGCGCAACTTCGACCCGACCCGCACGAACATCGCTCAGTACGTCGCCAACGCGACGGACAAGGCGTTCAGGCAGAACATGTTCGCCACCGCGCTGCAGGACGGACTGCCCGAGGCGCAGGCCGCATCGCTCGCCCGGGCTGTGGTCCTCGACTACGGGCGGGTGCCCGACGCCATCAAGCGCACCATGAACCGCTACGTGCTGTTCCTGTCCTTCCGAATCGCCAACTACATCGAGACCTTGGAGTTCCTGGCGCGCGACCCGGGCACGTTCAACCGTGCGCTGCTTGCCCAGCGCGACATTCAGCAGGCCAGCGATCAGTTCGTCATGGGGCCCGACTACAGCAAGGTCCGCATGGTCATGGACCCAACTGAATATGTATTCGATGGAGCCGCGGGGTCCATGCTGTACGGTCCGGTCGTCCCCAGCCTCGACGCTTACAAGGACTTCATCGGCATGGCGGCGTTCGTCGCGCAGGCCGGGGCAGAGGACAACGACAGCGCCAAGCGGCTGTTCACCACCCTCGGCGAGGAGCAGCTCATCCCCATCGCGTCCTACGCCATCGAGGTTTCGTTCGAGAAGGACCGCAAGCCCGGCGACCCTGGTTTCAAGGTGCCGGACATTTGGGTCGCCTACGCCGTCGAGCAGGGGGCCGACAGCATGTGGCCGCTCATGAAGGAGCGGTACAACATCGTGCCGGTGACCGACCCGGACCGGCGGTCGCCTGGGCGCCCCACGTTCGAGGGCAAGGAGTGGCGCTTCGGTACGCAGGCCGACATGCAGCGGTTCAAGCGGGACATGACCATCCTCACCTACACCGGCATGAAGCGGACGATGGAGGACTACACCAAGCTGGGCATGACCTACGACGTGGCCGACTTCCTCGACCCGAAGCGCCGCGGCCTGCCTGCCACCCTCGGCTTCGCGACCGGCGCGCAGACGCCCATCGGCACGCCCTCCGCAGACGAGCTCACCAGCCGTGCGCTCTACGAGCAGCTGCGGGCCGCACAATCCGCCCAGCCACGGGAGTGACCTGTTAGGATACGGGTGTCGCCGTCCAAGATGAGGAGGGACCATGCCGCCCCGCACCCGACACTTCTTCCACAACAGCCCCGTCACGGGCACGCAGTCCGTGAACACCGGCTTCCAGCTCGCGTGCGTTCACGCCCACGACCTCAACGATGGCGTCGTGGACTTCATGAAGAACAAGAACTTCATCGGGCGCGTTGACTCCATCCAGGTCGTGCTCGACACCCTGGCCGGCTCGCCCTCGCCGACGAAGGTGACGATGCGCCTGTGCGAAGACGCGGCTGGCGACATCATCATCATCCCCGACACCGAGGCCGACCTCGCCATCGGGCTGACCACCAACACCGTCGGGTGTGCGGTCTACAAGGCGCAGACCATCATGCGCCAGGACCTGGGCAACGCGGGCAACGGGACCTTCTACCTGTTCGTCAAGGTTGACCAGGGCACCGCACGGTTCGTCGGCTCCGAAATCTTCTGGAGTGAGTGATGCCCATCGCTCCATGCTTCGACCCGACGACCGGCGCGTCCGGCGGGAGCCAGCCCGGAGGCGGAGGGGCGGACCTGTCAGCCCTGGGGTTCACGCAGATTGACCTCACCGACGGGTTCACCCTGACGGACCCCGACGGTCTGGTGGACACGACGTCGCACACCGGCGGCGTCAACAAGGTCGTCTTCAACGCCCTGGCCGTGGGTTCGACCAACTACGCCTGGGGGTCGGGCAACAACCAGCGGGCGCCGCGGTGGGTCAAGAGTCTGACCGCAGAGGACGCCACCGGGGGCGAGGTCCAGGTGCAGTCGGGCGATGCCTTCCTGCTCCAGACCGTCGTGCAGTTCAAGACGCCCGACAACCGGTACGCCACCGAGGTCGTGGTCGCGAGCAGCGTGGACGGGACCGGCCTCGACTGCTTCACCAATGACGCGATGGGAGGGTTGATCCGATACAATGCGACCGGCAACGTGTCGTATGGGATCTTCACGTTCAATGGATACGCTGCGCTCGCATCGGCCAACAACGACCACAGCATCTGCACGCTCATTCACGGCGGGACGCGGGGCCAGGGCGGCGGCTACATCAACCTCGACAACACCGGGGCTGCGCTCAACGGTGGCACGCGCAACGCCTCGATGACCTACGACAACAGCAGCATCAACATGCAGCTCATGGTCGGGGTCGGCACCAACGGGTCTGCCACCATCGGCGCCGGCGACGACGCGCAGTTCTCCGCGTGGTACCGGGTCATCCGCTTCAACCTGCCCACCTGAGTCTGACATGCCATCCGTCCGCATCGACTTCAACGAGGTCCAGGTCGGCGCCAGCGTCGGCACAATCGACACCGACGACAGCCCCTGGGAGGACGAGGTCTTCGTCCTTCCGGTCTGCATTCCGCTGGCCGAGGTCGGGCCGTGGCTCGCCGCCTACGACCAGAGCAACGCCTACAGCCCCTCGGCTGCGGACTCCCGCATCCTCGCCAGGGCCGTGCTCGACGCGCTGAAGCGAGCAGCGGAGGCGCCCTGACATGGACGACATGAGCCTCATCAGCCTCGCGACAGGCCCATTCTCGTCGCTCGTCTTGCTGACGGGGATGGGGCTGGGCATGTGGAGGTTCAGCTCTACAGTGATCGTCCCGAACGTCATCCGCTGGATTGACGAACAGCAGGCGCAGAGCGCTGAGCTGCTGCGCCAGCATGAGGCCGACCGGGAAGCGTGGCTGACCTCGATGAAGGAGTGCCGCGAGCAAGGCATGCTCATCCTCGAAAAGCTGGACGACATCAGCGGTCGCATCCCCGTGAGGCGACCATGAAGCCACGCAAGGGCAAGGCGAAGGTCAAGGTCTACAAGGACCCGAAGACCGGGCGGAAGCGCAAGGTCAGCTACGGACAGGCCGGCAAGGCGAAGGGGGGTGGCCCTCGCGTCAAGCCGGGTACGTCGAAGGGCGACGCCTACTGCGCTCGCAGCGCCGGGCAGATGAAGAAGAGTCCGAAAGCCGCGAAGAACCCCAACAGTCCGCTTCGACTGTCGCGCAAGCGGTGGAAGTGCAGCGGCACCAAGAGCAGGAAGTAGCATGCCTAAGGACGACGCCTGCACCCGCAAGGTCAAGCGCAGCTACAAGAAGTGGCCCAGCGCCCGGGCCAGCCAAGCGGTAGCCAAGTGTCGCAAGAAGACGGGCAACGTGCGGAAGACCTCCGCGGGCAAGAACCTGAAGCGGTGGCAGAAAGAGAAGTGGGAGACAGCCTCGGGCAAGCCGTGCGGCTCCAAGAACGCAGGCGGCTCCAAGAGCTACTGTCGCCCCACCAAGAAGGTGTCGAGCAAGACGCCGTCCATGCGGCGTCCGGCCAAGCAGGCCGCCCAGAAGAAGGCGGGCAAGCGCGCATCCCCCCAGCGTCGGAGCAAGAACTGATGTACAAGAGTAACGGCAAGTACAAGGCGACCAAGAAGTCCAAGCCCACCACCAAGAAGAAGGCCACCAAGCAGTTGAAGGCGGTGAAGGCCAACATGCGCAAGCGGAAGAAGAAGTGACCTACCGCTACAGCCAGCGGTCGCTGGCGAAGCTGAACACCTGCCACCCCGACCTGCAGCTCCTCATGCGGGAAGCCCTGGCCGACCCGGAGTGCCCATGCGACATCACGATCGTGGAGGGCCACCGGAACCAGGAGCGCCAGGACCGCATGGTCGAGGAGGGCAAGAGCCAGCTGCGGTGGCCGCACAGCCGCCACAACCTCATGCCCAGCATGGCCGTAGACGTGGTCGCCTACCGCAACGGCGGGGCGGACTGGAGCTGGGAAGCCTACGACATTCTGCTGCCCCACCTTCGGGACACCTGGGCGCGCCTCGTCGCCGACGAGCTCGTCACCGGGCAGTACGAAATCGAGTTTGGCGCCGACTGGAAGACGTTTCGCGACGGCGCCCACGTACAGATCAACCCGCTATGACGCCTACCTTGCTGGTCATCGGTGCCCTGTTCCTCTTCGGAGGGGGCGTGGGCGTAGGGGTCGCGGTCAGCCGGGACCGCACCGCAGACGTGGTCGAGCGGCAGACGGAGCTCATCGGTGAGCTGCAGGACGGGCAGCGTGCCCTGGTCGAGGCGGCGGGGAAGCCCGTGGTCATCGATGCGGAGGTCCGCGCCAGCCTGTCGAAGGTCCCGCCCGCCTGCATCACCGAGCTGGGCGGGGACCCGATGAGCGCCCAATGTGCGCTCCTCCAATGCTGGGCCATGGGGAACACGACAGCTCAAAGGCCGTCATGTTCCGACGTGGAGGCCGCAGCTATCGCCGAGTATCAGAACGGCAAGTCGTCGTCCGACATGCCCTGAGTGGGGTTGCCCTGGTCGTAGCGGGGGCGGCGGTTCACGTCCCGGTCGGACGGGTAGGTCGGCTCGCCGCCCTGCTGCTTCGGGCCAACGAAGGACCAGTCGTTGACCGTCACCTGAGCGTTGTAGCCCTTGGTGCCGTCCTTCTTGTCCCAAGTGTTCAGCTCGGGGCTGCCGGTGACGCTGACCCAGCCGCCCTTCGACAGGTAGCGGGCAGCAGCCTCGGCGCGCTTGCCGAACAGGAAGCAGGTCCACCACGTGGTGCGCTTCTTGTCGCCCCAGCCGGTATCCACAGGCAAGGTCAGCTTGCAGGTCGTGGTGCCGCTCGCGCTGGTGCGGGTTTCGGGGTCACGCGCGAGGCGCCCCGTGATGACGATGGTAGCGGTGCTCATGATGTTGTCCTTGTGACAGGGTGTGGTGGCCTGGGTAGCCCGCGGGTCGGCCAGCTCCACGGGCAGGGAATCACAGTGCCCACTCGGGGGCATCCACGACGACGGGGGACACGGCGCCGAACGCACGCCCGGGCCAGCTGTCGCGACGCTTGCACTCGGCGACCCGGTCGAGCAAGCCGCGGTGCTTCGCGAACGCCGCATCCATGGTGTGCTCCGACCACTCGATGACGGTGACGTCATGCGGGGCGTTGGCCTCCACCACGATGTTGATGGCGCGCAGCCCGACCTCGCTCATGTCCACGTCGAAGAAGCGCGCGGCGCCGGTCAGGTAGTGCGCGTGCTGCAGGGGCCAGCCGTACTTCGCGCCCTGCTTGGCGAGCATGTCCACGTCGAAGCTGGCGTAGGTCTTCAAGTCGGCGCTGATGAGCTCGCCGTTCACGAAGCCGGCCACGTCGAAGCGCGCCTTGCACTCGCCGGCCCAGGCATCCCGCCACACGTGGGGCTGCTCGGTCACGACCTTGGGCTGCGCCAAGAGGTCGGCAACCCAGGGGTGTTCGAGCACCGCAGCGGCGCACGCCTCGATGCGCTCCAGCTCCTCGGGGTCAAGCACGATGCGCCCCTCCTGCTGGGCAGCCCACTCCTTGTACGCCTTGGTGCGCTTGCTGCCCTCGCCCTCCCACACGACGTAGCGCGAGGGGAAGTCGAAGGGCTCCAGCACCCGACAGTGAACCGCGGTGCCGAACGCCTGCGACGCAGTCGGCTTGGTGCTGGGGGCGTTGAGCGCGTGCAGGTAGTGCTTCGGGCTCTGCGCCATGTACTTCAACGTGCTGTAGTTGATGGCAGGGTAGGCGCGGTACGCCTTCTCGTCGGTCAGGTCAATCGTCATGGGTCGTGTCCTCGGTGTTGAAGGCAGGAAGGATGATGTGGGCGAGCACGACACCCAGCGCCTGCCACGCATGGGAGCTCACACCGTAGAGGGGGCCGGGGGACCTCTTCGTGCCGATGGCCACCTGACGGAAGCCACCGTGGACCTCCAGCAGCGCGGTGCGGACGAGGCTGTCCTTGTTGCCCTTGGTTGCGCAGCCCAGTGCCTGCAGCACCTGCCGCCTGTAGTACAGCCAGTAGGCGAGGGCGCGCACCTCGCACATCTCCATGAGCCGACCGACCACCTCGGTGGTGCGGACCACCGCAGTCGAGGGCGGCCCCGCCTGGGTGCGCTCGATGACCACGTGCAGCTCCGCGCCCTCATGGTGGGCCTGCAGGGCATAGGTCGTGAGCTGAGCGCGGATGTCCAGCAGACACGCCCTCGCGTTCGACAGCACCACCCGCCCATGGACGGCGCCCTCGGGCTGGTGGTAGACGACGAGCCCGCTGGTCAAAGGGCCAGGGTCAATGCCGATGATGTACCGGCTCACCCCTCACCCCCAACGACGGGGACGATGACGTCCTCCTGCTCGTCGGCCTGCTGCTGGAACCACTGGCGCACGACGTCGGCACCCCCGCCCGTGACCCACCGGACCATGGCAGCCTTGGTCTGCTGGTCGAGCTGGTGGATGGGCTTGCGGTTGTGCGACGCAGCCCAGCGGTCCATGTCGGCGATGGTGAGGTCCACCGACTCCAGCGCCGAAGCGACCTGCTCGATGGTGAGCTGCGGGGCAGGCTGACGGGGGGGCTCGGGGCGCCGCTCCTGCCGGCGGGGCTGGGGCCGGGGCTGAAGCCGCGCGCGGACGGTGGACAGGTTGCCGTCGTCGTCCTCCTCGGGCAGGCCGCAGATGCTGACGCACGCCGTCCGGCGGAGGTAGGTGGTGGCCGACTTCAAGGCGTGGCCGTCCTTGCGCCCTCCGAGGGGGAGCTCGCACGTGCTGCTCATCCACTGTCCGCTGCTGTGGGTCAGCAGGGTAGTGACCTGCACCATGCCCTCCGACAGGCTGGGGTGCTGCGACAGCGACAGCCCGTGCTTGTTGAGGGCGGGCAGCACCGCCTGCAGCACAGCCGAGAGGGTGGCGTAGCGCGACTTGAAGTGCGGGTTGGTGCCGTCCTTCACCGCCGACCCCATGTCGCCCTGGGCCTGCGCCAGCGCCTTGAACAGGGAGCCCGTCGTCTCCGACCACTTGATGATGGTGTGTTCCATTGTCGTGTCCTTGTGGTTGTGCTCACATGGCCGTGAGCGTGGGGTGTTGCGACGTCTCGTGGATGCCGCGCAGGGCGATAAGCCCGTTGTTGTGGTGCTTCTCGTTCCCTTCGATGTAGTACCAGATGACGCCGTTGGACCGCCGCTTCGAAAAGCCCGCGCGACGCAGCGCCTTCGACAAACTGATACCAAGCCGCTGCGGGTTCATCCGGTCATCGATTGACCGAGCAAACTGCCCGACCGTGAACCGGTTGGCCCAGCCCCCGCCGTTGTTGATGTAGACGGTGTGGGCACACTCGGTGTACCAGTCGCTCCACTCGTAGCCGCAGTTGTGCTTCTGCTGGTACAGCTCCTCGGTGCTGGTCAGCCACCACTGCTCGCCGTTGGCATAGGCGACCATCGCCTCGGCGAGGAGCTGGTCCCTCCAGCGACGGATCCACTCCAGGTCTGCCTGACTCTTGCCATCGACCTCGACCACCCAATAGCGACGGCTGCCCGTGCGGTCCTTCAAGAACGACTGCTCGTTCGTCGTGCCGACTACGACGGTGTGCCGCTTGTACGTCCTGACCTTGCGCCCGTAGGGTGGGCGGATGCGGTCGATGGCGCTGGACAGGAACGCCTTCTTGGTTTCCTGGTCAGCTGCAGACGAGCCCGCCAGCTCGGCGTCCTCGTACACCCAGGCGGAGTACAGCTGGAGGTAGGCGTCCTTGTCCCGCAGGTTGAACCGGGTGTCGGCGAACAGCTGGGGCAGGCCGGGCAGCTCCATAAGCTCCCGGAATACCGAGCTTTTGCCGTAGCCCTGGGGGCCCGTAAGCACGAGCATCGTATCGAGCTTGCACCCTGGCTTTAGCGCACGGGCGATGAGCCCGATGAACCAGCGCCGACCGTAGGTGCGGTTGAGCTCCGTGTCCTCGGCGCCCGCCCCATCGACCAGCCACCGCTGGATGCGAGGGCACCCGTCCCACTGGAGGGTCTGCAGGTACTCGACCACCGGGTTGCGCTCCCGACGGTGGGCGACCACTTCGACGGCGGACCACAGCGTGTCCTTGCCCACCCGCCAGCTCCACCCGTAGGCCGTCTCCATGTGGGTCAGGATGTCCACCCACATGGTGTCCTGCACAACCTCGGCGCCGTTCATCTCGCGCTGCGCGAAGCTGTCGTACCAAAGATCCCAGGTGGTGTCGTGCTCCAGCATGAGGAGCAGGTTGGTGACGGTGTTTGCGACCGACCCCTGCGTCTGATTCTTCTTCTTCGGCAGACGCACCAGCTGCGCCAGCCCCGACCGCGTCTCGACCACGTGGCTGTTCCAGTAGGTCGTGCAGCTCGGGCCGCTCCAATAGCGGGCGCGTCCGTCGGCCTCGACGTGGAAGAAGCCGCTGCCCACAGTCGAGCCGCCGAAGGGGCAGACCACCTTGACCCGCTCGCCCGGTCCGAGGGCAGCGACCACCTGCTGCCACGTCCGCCCATCGGGCAGGCGTTGGCTACGGAAGTCTACCTCCACCCGCTGGTGCTGCCGGGGCTTGACCGTCGGCACGTTGTCGGGCTCCAGCTCCAGCTGCGCGCTGGGCATGAGCTCCTGCTGCAGCTTGCCCAGCAGGTCGTGGTCGAGCACCGTGTCGGACGAGGCCACGACCGTGACCGGACGGGGCTGCCCGGGTGCCTTGGTGTTTTGGCTCCCGGGCATGCGGGCGAGGCGACAGCCGACGTCGAAGGTCGGGTCGAAGGCCGCCTCGACTTCGATGGACGGGCGCATGCTCTGGCACAGCTCGTAGGCACGACGGTTCGCTTCGGTCACCACGCCCTGGGCGAGGGTGCGCAGCATGTCCTTGTCGGCGCCGAGCTCATCGATGACAGCGTAGTGGACGTGGTAGCCCCAGCCGCTATCGACCACCAGGGTAGGCGGGGCACCGACGGTGGACTCCACCATCGGCACGATCTCTTTCAGCAGCAGCTGCTTGAAAGCCTCGATGACCGCAGGCTTCTCGGTGTACAGCTTCTGCTTGCGGTCCCGCGCACGACGCTCCAGCACCGCCCCTCGGGCACGGCGCGCGGCGTCGTACAACGGGAGGAGGTCGGCGTCGAAGAACAGGGACGTGACCTGGGCCACGTTCTCGAACGTCCGGCCCCGGCCCTTGTGGTCTACGGCCCGCTCGGGGAACGTCCCCGTGCTGACGTACACCCCCCCGGGCAGGGACTGGCGCACGTAATGGTGCCCATCTTCGGGTGTCGGCCACACCCGCTGGACTCTTGGGTCGGTGTGCATCGGCTACTCCGTCGGCGCAGGGACCGTAGCATCCGACGTCGGGGAGGGGGGCACCGTCTGCTCCTCCTCCTCCTCGGGCAGCGAGGGGGGCGCGGCGAAGGTGGTGTCCTCCTCGGGCTCCATGAGCTTCAACACGTCGAGGTTGTTGGTCATCGCCTGCCGCAGGTCGGCCTGCACGTAGGGGCGGAGCTTGTTCTCGACGTAGGCGTTGACCGTCATGTTGTTGAGGGCTGCGACCATCTTCAAGTCGCGCTCCATGCCGAGGGAGATACGGGGACGGAATCGGGAAATGGGCATGCTGCTGCTCCGGGGTGTGCGCTACTGCGCGGGGTGAGACATGAACTCTGCCCACAGCTGCTGCAGCTCGGCGGCGTCCAGCGCACGCACAGCATTCAGCCACGGGGAGGGGGCGGTGTAACGGACGACTGCTCGGCCACGGCCCACGCGCAACCAGCGCCAGGGCGACGACACAGTCCCGCGCTCGACAGTCCCGCGCTCGCACAGCTCATCGAGCTGGAGCGGGCGGACATTCAGGAGGGCGTCCCGCGCTCGACAGTCCCGCGCTCGACCGGGGCGAGGGCCGGGCCCGGAGGCGGGCGGCGCGGCGCCGCGCGGGAGGCCGGCGCGGCGGTGGAGGAGGGCCCACCCGGCCAGGGGCGGAGCTGCGACCGTGTACCGGGCCAGCTCCCGCCGGCCATGGCAGAGGGTGAGGCGGCGCGTCGTGCGTGCAAGGCTCATCGGTTCTCCCTTCCCCGTGGACGTAGTCCATCGGGCCAGCGGTGCCAAGGGTTCAAATGGTCCAGACGCAAGAAACCCCGCCCGGTAAGGGGCGGGGCTCGGGAGGTAGTCGGAGGGTCAGAGCCAGCGGGCGCAGTAGACCAGGAGGAGGAGGAGAAAGGCGCAGAGCGTATCGCCCCAGCAGCCCGGGTAGCGGGTCACTCCTCACCCCCCGCCGGCTCAACGCAGGCGGTCTGCTCAACCTCTTCGTCCAGCTCCCAGCGCGTGGACACGTCGACGCTATCCAGGTGCGACGCCAAGGACGACTGGAGCAGATCGATCCAAGCGTCCAGCACCTGGGAATCGTCACCACCGCAGACGGCAACCTCCACCGACAGACGCAAGCGGCGGTTACTCACTTGCCACCCCCCTCAATCTCGACGTCTGCACGCCGGTTGCGCATGGCCCGGTAGAGGCGGAGCCGGGCGGGGCTACCGTGCACATCGGCAACGATGTTGCCGGGTCGCCCCGAGGTCCCATCGCAACGGCGGCAGGCGTTGCAGGTGAGGTGGGTGGACTGGTAGAAGCAGACCTCCTCATCCAGGAGCCGGGGCTCCCCAGCGAGGCGCGACCGGTACGTCCTCCAGCCCTTGGAAGCGGCGCGCCGTTGCTCCGCCGGGCTATCTACCGACGCCATCAAGAAGGACTGGTAGCCGTCCGACCCGGGCGCCATCCATCGGTGCGAGTAGCCCAGGACCACGGCGCCGGCGCCCCGGCACACCCGGACGAGCTCCTGCATGACGTGGAGCGGCACGGCCACCGGCTCCCCGTATGCGCCGAGACGCACGGCCCGCGGAGCTGCAGCTCGGAGCGACGCCGCCAGTCGGGTCGGGTCGGCGGGGTACTTGCCCGCGGCCCAGGACTTCCACACGTTGAGCGGCGCTTGCCACGTCGGCACGTAGCACCAGCCCCCCCGGGCAGGGCACCCACCGCACACCGAGACGTCGGCGCCATCCTTGACGGCGTCGTGGGGCGGGCGGTCCTGGCGGAGAATCCAGAGCTGGGGGATCGGCCCCGTCTTCTTGTTGGCCGAGCTCATGGTGAGCACAGCAACGATCGGCTCGCCGTCGATGGTAGAGGGTCCTTCGTATACGGTCCACCCGGTCGGCATCACATACCCCCCAGGCAGAGCACGACGACGGAGACGACGGTCCGACCGTCGCAGCCCCAGCACCAGCCCGCTTCCTGGTCGGGCTCCATCCGGTCGGAGATTTCGTGGCAGTCGGTGCAGACACCGGGCACGACGGAGGAGAGGGCGTAGCGGTTGAAGCACTCCGCCCGGGCAGCTGCATAGGTCGGCTCGGGATCGGCGACCGACACGCGGCCTTCTTGCTGGAGGTAGTGATCGAGGAGGTAGCGGCTGTTCATGGTGTGTCCTTGTTCGAGGGGCCCGGCTTCCCAACCGGGCGCCGGGTAGTCCCGGCACCGCCGAAGCCCCGTCCGGACGGAGCCGGTACGGGGCGGGGCGGGCAGAGCCGAGGGGCTACGAGTAGAGCGCCCGGGAGAGCTGGCGCCGGACGCCATCGAGAGCGGCCGCGGCGGACTCGTCGTCCAGGAGGTCGAGCGCCTGGAGCGCAGCCCAAGCGGCGGAGCGGAGCGCGTCATCCCCCTCGATGAGAGCGAGGGTGCGCTGGACCTCGTTCAGGGCGTTGTCCCAATCGTACTCGGAGAGGAGGTCGTCCCCGTGGCGGCGCGCGTGGTCGAAGGTCGCCGCGCAGTCGCGGAGCTTAGCAGTCGCAAGGTTCAGCTTGGTTGCGGTGTTCATGAGTGTCCTTGTGTCGTGGGTCAGAGGAGGAGGAGGAGCGCCAGCTTGTGGAAGCCGACGAGCAGAGCGGACAGCACGGCCAGCATGGCGGCGCTCTGGAGGAGGAGGAGGAGGAGGTCCGCGGGGCGGGTCATGTCGTGTCCTGGTTTGGGTGCCGGTGAATCCTGGCACCCGCTAAGCCCCGCCCGGCGAACCGGAGCGGGGCGAGCTGGGGAGCCGAAAGGCTTAGCGGAGCGCAGCCCGGAAGGCGCTGCAGTAGGCAGAGGCAGCAGGGGAGAAGGGAGCGAGCCCGCGAGCATCGCGCGCCTTGCAGGAGAGCTCCACATCAACAGCGCGGACCGCGTCAAGCCCGCCCATGGAGTCGGCGGCAGCGCGGACCGCGGAGCCATCGGCGCGGCCCCACTCGGTGGCGCGCATCGCATCGCCCAGGGCGGAGAGAGCAGCTGCAACGGCGGAGACGTCAGCAGAGGGGGCGGGGTTGATGTTGATGTTGATGTTGATGGGGGCGGACATGGTATCTCCTTGGTGGTACCATTGGTCCAGTAACAGAGTGGACCCATGGTGCCAAGGAGAAATATGGGGGAGTGTGGGGTTGGACGCTCGCCTGTCGCCGATATTCCGCGCGTCGTGGGCGTTATCGTCGCGTCAGTGTGAGGTAGTGCAAGGTTGAGCGCGGTTTCACGCTGTCTCCTCTCCTGTCCCTATGTCCCTATGGGACATATAAGTTGCGACTTCGACTTTATAAATCACTGAAAACCCCACACTACCTCGCACTGTTTTCCCCTCTCAGGTGACAGCCCATCGAGCTGGGCGACGGGCTACAGGAGGGGCAGGAGGTCGCATGACTCAGGAAGAGATTGATCGGGCCCTCGCAGCTCTGGCACCCGAGGCGGTCGCCGTGGTGGAGCGGGCGCTCCGGGCGAAGGGCCGAACGGACCGGACGCAGATTGATACCGCGTGGAAGGTCCTCACCATCGCCGGGCGCGTCGGCGGGGC